GGTGTAAAAACCCTATCAAAATATAAGAAGGTTGTAAAAGAAGAAGGGTATGATCGTCTAAGAGACGAAGGAAAAATCAAACCATTAGCAAAGAAAAACGTTGCTACACCTGGTCAGGGCAACACATGGAAGCGTCCTGGCAATGCATTAGACAAGGTAAAAGCAGACATTAGACAAAAATACGGAAAGAATGCTATAATGGGTGAGGCACTTAATCCAAAACTGCAAGCAGTCCAGGATAAGGCAAAAGCGAACGTAGCAAAGCAAGCAGCATCTGCTGCTGCTGAAAGGAAATCAAAAGCAGATTCCGCTGCTAAGTTCCAAGCACATAAGAAGAGTGAAATGTCAAAGGGCAAACGTCCTGACCAAGCACTTGACTCATGGCAAAAGAAGAAGATGCAGAAAGAGAATGTAATGTCATTCTCTGATTTCCTCAAAGAAGGAAATGATCGTGCTCGTATGATGTCAAAAGCAAAGAACCAGACTACTGGTAATATAGCAGCAGACAGAGGTACAGACGAAAAAAAGAACCGTGCTAGTCGTAAAGGACTAGAAAAGGATCTTAAAAAGAAAGGGATTGGTTTTAAAAAATCAGTCGGTAGTTACAAGTATGATGATGGATCTACTGGTAGGGAAGTATCCTATCAAACAAGTCCTGGCAAGGGAATGTCTAAGCGTAAGTTCGGAAAACTTACACGTCGTTTGGGACGTAAGCATGGACAGGAATCAGTGATTACTAAGAAGGCAGGGAAACCCGCTAGATTACATGACACTGAATCTAAAAAACCTGGTAAGTCATACAACCTTGGCAAAGAAGTAAAGAAAGGTAAGAACCCCTCTGGTGAAGGTGAAACATCTGCAACCAAAGTAAGGGGCGGTAAACTACCTAAGAAAACAAAACCTAACTCAACTTATCACTATGGCAAAAAGAAATGACAATGGCGTTTATCAATGCCAATTTTGTGGACTAACTGCACCGTTAGGTCACGCACGTCCAAGAACTTGGATGGAAAAACACGAATTGAATTGTGCTAAGAGATCATGATCTTAACCTTCAAAGAGTACTTACAAGAAGCATCCAACTGCCCTGACGGTAAAAAGTATTGCCCGAAGTGTCAGATGTGTGTTGAGAAAACTTGTGAGGAAAAGAAGATGATGAAGGAGGCAGCATGGACAAAGAAGGAAGGACAGAATAAAGAAGGTGGTTTAAATGAGAAAGGGAGAAAGTCTTACGAACGTGAGAATCCTGGTTCTGACTTAAAAGCACCAAGCAAGAAGAAAGGTAATAAAAGAAGAGCAAGTTTCTGTGCTAGAATGAAAGGCATGAAACGAAAACTTACGTCAGCAAAAACTGCTCGTGACCCTGACTCTCGTATAAATAAATCACTACGAGCGTGGAACTGCTGATATGAAATACTCCTATCACGATGTGATGGAGGTGTACCGAGGAAACGGTCACCCTCCGTCAGTAAAACACATACCTAGATTTTTTACTTGGGCAATCATACTAGCATTCATGTTAGGTATGACACAGAGTGCATATGCATTTGATAAAGAACCTGTTATCTGGGTACAAGTTCCACAGTGGACAGATGACTGGGCAGTATGTGCAGTAGATATTCCAGACGCATCATGTCATTGGTACATTGCAGAAGCAGATAATACATTTGGAGAAGGGTTTGACTGGGAAACCGCACCTTGGTTTGATGCCAATGGTTTAAATGACGTGCCTAGTATGTCAGCATCAACACAATTAGAGAAGTTACAGAACCACGGATAAGTAAAATTACCTATATAATATAGGTAGTTTAGAGAAATTAAATGAAAGACTTACCAATTAGGTCATCATGTATTTTGTTTGGGACCGTTAGTGTTGCTCTTTTATTCTCACGCTTTGCTTGGGTATGAAGAAGTTTAACACTTGGGTCTTAGACACCACAATTTATATCTTGGATTTTCTTTACAGAGGTAGAGACTTCCAAAGATTCTGGGTATTAGAAGTTATTGCAAGAGCACCCTACTTCTCATTTATTAGTGTTCTACATTTCCGTGAGTCATTAGGACTTAGAGGACCAGAACATATCTACTTAATGAAAGAACATTTCTATCAGGCATTAAATGAAACTGAGCACTTGGAAGAGATGGAAAAACGAGGTGGTGATGAATACTGGATTGACAGGTTTCTTGCAAAGCACCTTGTTCTTATCTATTATTGGATCATGGTTGGGTACTACCTTGCTAATCCTCTTGCTGCTTATGATATTAATATGAAGATAGAGAAACATGCATTCGAGACGTATATAAAGTATTTGGCATATCATCCAGAAGATAAGAAGATAGCAGAGATAGCAGAAGACGAACTAAAACACGCACACGAATTACAACACGCAATGTCTATGATCTAATGGTTGTAGTTCATTCAGTCAACATTATGGTTCTCATACTTATCATAAGTGTGACGATTCTTATCGCCTATATAATGAAGTATGCCTATGAGGAAATGAACGATGGGAGCAATGACACCACCAAGCAGGAAGAGTTGTTACAACTTTCGAGTGACGGAGATAACAAAGGTAGTTGATGGTGACACTATTGACGTAGTAATAGACTTAGGGTTTGATATATACAAACACGAAAGAGTCAGAATTGCTGGAATAGATACTCCTGAGAAGAGAACGAGAGACCTTGCAGAAAAGAAACTAGGTATAGACGCAACTAACTGGATGAAAGCAACTTTGGAGGACACGATTAATGGAGAACATGAACTCACTATACGAACTGAACTTAAAGGCGGGGTTGGTAAGTATGGTCGTCTCCTTGGTTGGTTATATGTGGGTGACGAGGAAAAGTCGCTCAATGAACAGATGATTGACGAAGGATACGCATGGTGCTATGATGGTGGTACCAAACGTAAAGACTTTGAATCACTTAAAGAGATTCGTAGAAGTCAAGGAACGTTAATAGAATGATGCCATCTATGAGAAAAACTATTATTAACGCACTCAAAGCACATGCTATGGGTGACATCAAAAAACATTTAGCAAACATTGAAATCTATTTGGAGAACCCTGCTGGCATCGGAGAACACTCTGATGTTATGGAAGCAATCCAAGTAGAACTAGATCAGGTGGCAAAATACCATGACCAACTCGAAGTCCTCTCAAAATACGTTGACAGGGAATCTGGTTCATGAAGTTTCTTCATTAATTAGACATAAGATATTAACTTTACCCGCACTTAAACCCTTAGATAATCCACATCCTATCGTAGAAAACGATGATGTGTTTATTATTAATGAGATGAATAGGTGTAAGGGTCTAAGGAAAGTACATTTAGAAACTGGATATACAAAGAACATTGAAGTCATGCACTGTGTGTTCTTTCCTAATCCAGAATATCCCTTACCTATATTTGGTGCTGATATAGTTGCAACACCGAAGGTAATTACTGCTGCGATCTGTGATATCTCTCCTGTACATAATGCAAGTAGTATATACTATGGTTTAGATATAATCGCTAGTCAATATAAGTTTAAAGAACCAAGAGCATTACCAGAGTGGGCAGATATATTTTCACCTTTCTGTCAGTTCATGCGTATAAGAGATGATAAAGAGAAAAGAATGTTTGTACAGTTAGTGGAAAGGTACTTAGACATATACATTGAACATGTGTATGGTGCTGAGAGAGATAAGAACTGGATAAATACTATGAAGAGAATGGATGATCAGATCTGGTATTGTAAGCAACAAAGGCAGAACAAGAAAACCAAGGCAGTCCTTGGACAATGGTTCGATCCTGAGTGGGCACAAGATTATATCGACAATACCTTGTTTGATGTACCTAATAGAAATTGGCAATGGTGGATGAATGGCGACTGAAAATCAGTATCTAGGTAACCCTAATCTAAAAAAAGCAAACGTAGCACAGAGTTTTACTCCGTCACAGGTGAAAGAGTTCGTCAAATGTTCTCAGGACCCTGTGTATTTTATTAAGAAGTATATTAGAATCGTCTCACTAGATAAAGGTCTTATACCATTTGACTTGTATGACTTCCAAGAAGACATGGTAAACAAGTTTAATGATTATAGATTTAATATTGCTAAGTTACCTAGACAGTCTGGTAAGTCTACTGTTGTTACATCATATCTGTTATGGTATGTAATCTTTAATGATAATGTTAACGTAGCAATCCTTGCAAACAAGGCAGCGACTGCTAGGGAAATGCTACAACGTCTACAATTAAGTTATGAAAACCTCCCAAAATGGATGCAACAAGGAATCAACCAGTGGAACAGAGGTTCTTTGGAACTTGAAAACGGCAGTAAAATCATGGCTGCTTCTACTTCCGCTTCTGCTGTCAGGGGTATGTCTTTTAATATCATATTTCTGGACGAATTCGCGTTCATTCCGAATCACATTGCTGACCAGTTTTTCAGTTCTGTGTATCCTACTATATCTTCTGGTAAATCAACAAAAGTTATTATCATATCTACACCACATGGTATGAACATGTTCTATAAACTCTGGCATGATGCCGAGAGACAGAAGAACGAATACGTTACTACTGAGGTACACTGGTCACAGGTGCCAGGTAGAGACGCAGTATGGAAAGAGCAGACCATAGCGAACACATCAGAGGAACAGTTTAGAGTTGAGTTTGAGTGTGAGTTCCTGGGATCTGTTGATACTCTTATCTCCGCATCTAAGTTGAGGATGATGGCATATGATGACCCTATACAAAAGAATAAAGGACTAGATGTATATGAGAAACCAGAAAAAGATAAGACATATTGTATAACTGTTGACGTAGCAAGGGGTGTAACGAAGGATTATAGTGCGTTCTGTGTAATAGACACGACAACAATACCATATAAGGTGGTAGCAAAGTATAGAAATAACACAATTAAACCACTGCTATTCCCTAATACCATATACGATGTCGCGTGTGCGTACAACCATGCGTTTGTATTAGTGGAGGTAAATGATATTGGCGGGCAGATTGCGGACATGTTGCACTTTGACTTGGAGTATGACAATATCCTTATGGCATCTATGCGTGGACGTGCAGGACAGGTAGTAGGACAAGGATTCTCTGGTACTAAGGTACAACTAGGAGTTAAGATGAGTACGACTGTCAAGAAGACAGGGTGTTCTAATATGAAACAGTTGATAGAAGATGATAAGTTACTGATATCTGACTATGACATCATTGCAGAACTGACTACATTCATACAGAGAGGTCAGGCATGGGAAGCAGAAGAGGGTTGTAATGATGACCTTGCTATGTGTCTGGTTATGTTCTCATGGTTAGCAACATCAGATTACTTCCGTGAACTACATGACAATGACGTCAGAATGAGAATGTATCAAGAGCAGAAGGATCAGATAGAAGCAGACATGGCACCTTTTGGATTTGTTAGTGACGGATTAGAGCAGGAAACCATCATTGACAATGAGGGTCAAGTATGGCATACTGATGAGTACGGAGATATGTCTTACATGTGGGATTACAAATGATTTCTTTTTTATTCGCTAGTGCTGGTTTACTAAACCTATTGTT